GAGCACGCCGTGTAACATGAGGGGCGCGAGATGGTCGTTCCGGAAAACGCGTTGGAGGCCCCAACGCGTTTTATGGGCGGATCACGCCGCCACTGTCCCCACGCCATCCAGCCGCACCGCAACGCTGGTGATGCCATTCCCGGCCGCCTCGGTCGCGATGCCGACAGGGAAGCGCCCAGCGCCCGGCGCGTTGATGTTCTTTGCCGTGTTGTCCCAGGCCACGCGCGCGCCGACCGTCAGCACGGCGGCGGTGGCTTTCGGCAGTTGATAGACGCCCGTCGTGGCCAGTTCGACCGGTTCGCCCACGGCGGCCGTATAGGCGGCGATGCCGAAGATGTTGCCGATGATCGCCCCCTCGCCAGAGGCGATGCCGCCTGCGGGAGCGGGCACGGTGATGTTGTCGCCTTTCTGAATGTGGTTCTTCATGATCAAAGCCCTTTCGTGGATTGGATGCGGACCACGGCGATGCGCGCCGTGGTGCCGGTGATCTGCCGGTTGAGGTCGCCCAGCGCCGCTGCCATCTCGGCGTCGCTGGCATAGGTCACCCGTTTGCCGTCGTATTCGACGGTGCGGACGCCCTGATAGCGGGCGGCCATCAGGGCATCGCGCCAGGCGGTGAGTTGGGCGAGGTCGGCCATCTTACGCCCCGGGGTTCTGGAACCAACCGCGGTGGTCGATGAAGCCTGCGCCGAAATCGAGGATCACCCGGATTTCCACGCCGTCCACGTCCCAGCCCGATCGGCTTTCCACCTGGGGCCCCTCGTTGCCCGAGAGGTAGGCGAACTCGAGGCCGTCGATCTCTCCCGGATCGGCGGTCACATACCAGCGGGTCGCGCTGGTCAGGCGCGGTTCGACCACCAGCGACATGGCGCCCGAGAAGGGGTTCACGTCGGCGGCCGTGGCAGGTGCGATGGTCGCCAGCCACTTCTCGGCCACGGTCTCCAGCGCGGGCGGGACCAGCAGGTTCTTCGGCGTCACGCGGATCACGCGCCCCTCGATGCCCTTTTGGGTGCGCAGGGCCAGACGCGCGGTCGATAGGGTGGTGTCAGAGATCACGGCACCAGTCGTCGCGCGGTTGCCGTGATCGACATGGAACAGCGGCTTGGTGTCCGACAGGGTCGGCCCGTTGCCGCTGTTCGCCTCCAGCAGCGTGACAAGGATCCGGGCCTCGGTCTCGGCCGCGCCCTGCCCCATGCGGCGGGCGAGGTCTGCGAAGGCGCCGAGGTCGTCGTTGACCAGCACCTGCCGGGTGATGCCGATCTTCTTCGCCCAGGTCTCGATCTTGTAGGCCTCGCGCGCCTCGGCCATGGTCCCGGCCTTGATCTCGCCTGCCTCGTTCAGCTTCTCCAGCAGCGGCGCCTCGCCCAGCATGATCTTGTTCACCGCCCTGAAATCCCGCGCCGAGGTCTGGCGGCCAAGGCGGCGGATGCCGGAAGGCGCGGCCTGATAGGCATTGCGCAGCACGCGGCCCACGGTGTTGCCGAGGATGATCGGGAAGTCCGACGTCGTGTGCAGGGCACGGGTAACAAGGCTGGCGGGTGACAGCGCCATGGTGGACTCGCCGCGCAGTGTCAGCAGTTCCTTCGCCATATCGACCGGCGTGGCATAGGCATAGCGGCGGGCCGGTTCGCTGAGGTCATGGCGCGGGTTAATCCGCGCATAGAGGGCCTCACCCATCTGACGGGCGCGGAGGCTCGGGTCGTCTTGGCTCTCGCCCATCTCGACGCGGACCTGCTCGGTGCGGATCGTGGGCGCGCTGCGGGTCGCCAGCGCCTCGAAGGCAGCACGGCGGGCGGTGTCGGCATCGACGGCGGCGTCGATCTGGCCGTCGATCCAGGCCTGGTCCAGCCCGGCGATGCGGGCGATGGAACGGATTTCCGTGTTGATCGCGGCGCGGGTCTGCGCTTCGGGCGGAGTGGTGATATCGGTCATGTTGGTCTCCATGCGGATGTGGGCGCCGGGGTCGGCGGGCGTCGGCACCAGGGAAATCTCGTGGGGCGTCCAGCGCACGGCGGTCAGAACTCGTGCGCCGTTCTCGGTGGCCTCGGCCCATGCCTCGACCGAATAGCCGACCGAGACGTGCCGCAGGATCCCGGACAACACGTCCTGCCACAGAGGTTCCACCTCTGGCCGGGCCGAGAAGCGGATCAGCGCCGTGCCGCGTTGGCCATCGACGCTGGCGGATTGCACGCTGCCCAGCACGTCGCGGACGGCGGATTGCCGGTGGGCATCAAGCACGCTGGCCCCTTGCAGACGCGACAGGTCCACCGCCTCGGGCGCAAGGCTGAGGCGTTCGACATAGGGGCCTGCCATGTCGCGGCGGCGCACGGGCGCACCGGTGGACCAGATCACCTCGACGGTGCGGGCGTCGCGATCGGCACTGGCCGGGGCCAGGTCGGCGCGGCGGGTCAGCAGGGTGACGGTGTCAGCCATCGGGGATGTCCTCCTTCTGGACAGGTGGTGCGCCGAAGCTCAACCCCAGCGCATCCGTGCGCGCCTTGTCGGCGGCAATCTCGGCATCGACCTGTTCGGCGTCGTAGCCCCGTTCGGAAATTGCCTGGCGTCGGCTTTTGAGACCGGCATTGATGGCAAGGATCTCTGCCTCGACGTCCTTCTTGGGATCGACGTAATCGAACTTGGGCGGGAGCCATTCGCAGCCGAGATACGCGGCAGGATCGCGGTCGAAATCCCGTGCCGGCAGATCGCCCGACAGCACCGCCAGTCGCACGAAGCGGTCCCATACCGGGCGGCAGAACAGATGCACGACGACATTGTGCTGCAACTGCTCAACGCGGCGGCGAAATTCGATCAGCCCAGCGCGGATCGAGGAATAGGTCACGCCCTCCAGATCGCCCGAGACCAGTTCGTAGGGAAGGCCCATGCCAGCGGCGACGGCGCGAAGGTGGTTCTTGACGAAGGGTCCGTAGGCATCGCTCTCGGTCGGGTTGGAAAACCGGATGTCAGTGCCGGGCGGCAAGGGGATCAGGCTGCCGGGTTCCATGCCCACGGTCAGCGCGCCGTTGGTGTTCGTCCCGCTCAGGCCGCCCGCCGTGCCGTCTGGATCGGTGATGAAGCCGGTGAACAGCGCCGCGACCTTGGCCTTGACTAGGGCCGCATCCTCGAACTGGTCCAGTTCATGCAGGCGCAGCAGCACCGGGGCCAACCAGGTGATCCCGCGCAATTGGCCAGCCGCAAGCGGCTTGAACAGATGCAGGCAGTCGGTAGCGGGCAGGCGCAGCGGTTCAAGCCGCAGGGAGGTCAGCGGATCGCCGGGCCGGTCGCGCATCATCCAGTAGGCGGTGCGCTGCCCAGCGCCGTTGAACTCGATCCCCGCCCGGATGCGCGCGCCGCCACCGATATCGCGGTGCAGGACGAGCGGCACCTGGTCCCGGTCCAGCAGGTCGATGTGCAAGGGAACGGCAGCGGCATCGGGCATCACACGCAGCCGCGCGAAACTCTCGCCGCCCTCGACCATCGCCCGCACGGCCATGGCCTGTAGCCCGTAGAAATCAGCCAGGCCACCCGGATCGGCATAATCGGTCCAGCGCAGCCAGAGCACCTGAAGCCGCTCGCGAACGGCTCGGTCGGGATGGGTGGACTGCGGCTTGATGCCCGCACCGACGACATTGCCCACGAGGCTGTCCACCGCCGCCGCGACCCACGGGTTGTTCCGCGCATACCACCCAGCCCGCCGCGCCGCCGTGGTCGCCCCCGCCAGGATCGCCGTGTTCAGCCCATCGACCGTCCGCGCCCCCTCCCAACGTCTACCACCACCCGCAGCGTCAAAGCCGCGCGTGCGCGTGAAGCCAAAAAGGCGATGAAGTAGCGTCCGCATGCCGCGGAGTCTCTCACTTTCAACGCCTTCGGGGTATCAGAGAGGTTGGGAATGATCGGCAACAGCCGGGAAGTTATGCAGAATTCTTCCGTCGCCGCAGGGGCATTCAGCCCCTATTCCTTCGCCACGACGGTATCGTAAAGCCCATAGTGGGTCAGCCCTTCGTGGCTGTCGATGCCGGTGTACCGGAGCGAGGCATCCTCATACCGGCGGAAAGCAAACACTGCCTGGTTCATCTGCTCCGTGTTGAAGACCTTGAGACGCACCAGAAGGTGGAAATCCTGCACAGTCAAACCTGTGACGGTCAGGAACAGTTCCGGCTCCAACTTGGTGATCACGTCCTGTAGCGTGTTCTCGCGGAAATCGGTCAGGTACATGAACGCGGGGATCCGCGTCGCGAACTTGATCAGCTTCTCCTGCACCTTCTTTCGCGCGGACTTGTACTCCTTTTCCTCGTCGGTGAGTTCCTTTTTCTCCTTTTCCGTCAAATCCCCAGACTTTGCCTTGTTCTTGAGGTCTTTGACCTTCTCACTCTTGTTGATGATGGTCTCGATGATGTTGTCGCCCAGCGCCCGCCAGCCTTCGATGCGTTCGACGGCGGCCATAGCCTCGGGGTTATCCATGATCCGGCGCAGCGTGTCGTTGTCCACATTCACCAGCAGCGCGCTTTCCCATTTGCGCGCCAGCAGCGTGGCCGACGTGCCCGCCATCGCGATATCGAGGATGCCTCCGGCATCGATCTGCGTCATGTTGGCACCGTCGTATGCCAGTACCGGCAGAAACGAGACCAGATCCCTTACGGCGTTTTCCGGGTTCGCTTCATTGGGTGACAGGCCGATGCCGTATTCGGAAAGCTGCCGAAGGGCCCGAGTCGGCGCGAAGTCGAATACGAAGCAGGCGGGTTTGAGGATTTCCTCCTCATTCGGGTTGTCGCCATTCGGGTTCTTGATTGACCACGGCGACTGCACGCGAAACGCCGCCTGGAAATAGGTCTCGGGCGATTTCAAGTTGCGCAGCATCAGGATGGATGACCACTGCGCCACCGTGACGCCGGTGGTCAGCTTGCCGCAGGACAGCGTGATGGTCTTGGTGTCGAACCCACTGCCGATGCCCCTGCGCACGGGCGGCAGCGCGTCGAGACCAATCCCCGCCGATGCACCGGCTGCAACGATGGTCGTGTATTCATGCCAGAAGGTGTTGTGCTTCTCGGCCAACAGACTTGCCATTGCGTGGCAGGCCGCAACGTTTGGCAGAAACCAGAATGAATGCTGAAGGTACGGTAGCAGACGCACGTCAGAATAGGGGAACGGCGGGCGGGTGCCGGTCTTGAGGTGTTCGACAGCCCTTGGCGCATACTGGCCCCGGATGATGTCCAGCCATTTCTGCACATCGGTCTTGTGCTTGAACTGGGCCGCACTGTTTGCACCGGTCGCCGCGAAGAACTCGTTCAGATCGAATTCGTCAAACTCGCCAGAACTTGCGACCGCGACCAACTCGTCGGGCATCTGGTACGTCAGCAGCCGCATCTGCGGCAAGGCACCGTAAGGGTTCCACTTGTCAGGGTTCTTTGCCGCGAACTCGGCCTTGGCGCGCTGTTCGTCGGTGTAGGTCCAGTTGAAGATCTGCTCTTCGATGAACTCGCCCGTGGCCAGCGCCTTGAATGGCGTGCCCGACAGGTAAAGGTAGGCCTTGGTCGTGATGGGAAGGAAGTCCGATTCCTTCTGCGACAGGACGTTCAGGTCCTCGTTCACGTCATCCAGCCCGGCCGCGTATTCCAGCTTGGCTTCCTTCTTGGAAACCGCTTCGTCCTCACCCTCGAACAATTCCTTCGCGGTGTCGCGCCACGCGCCGAAATGGTATTCGTCAAAAACCACGAGGTCCCAGTTCACCTGGTGCAGCCATTCGTTCCGGGGCTTGATGTTCCCTGCAGCATCGCGGCCCAGCAGGTCCTGAAACGAGCCGAAATAGACAACCGGCTTCTTGGCGTCGATCTGTGTGGGGTCGCTGCCAGAGGATCGCGACAGGTATTGCCAGCCGTCAAAGTCCGCATGGCTTTCAAGATCGGTCTGCCAGGCGTCCTCGACGGCTGGCTTGAAGGTCAGGACCAGCACCCGCTTGGCGCCCATCTTCCTTGCCAGCTGGTAGGACGCAAAGGTCTTGCCGAAGCGCATCTTCGCGTTCCACAGGAAGCGTGGGACGGCGTGCATGTCCTCGGACCAGCGTGAATGGAAATAGGCGTGCGTGACCCGCACCGCCTCGGCCTGTTCCCGGCGCATGGGGAAGGTCTGGTGGCGGTTGCCGCTCAGCTTCTTGCCGGTGCGCAGTTCGGTCAGCACGGTCGCAACGTCGGCCACCGTGCAGCGCATCCACTCCAACTCGCTTTTGACAAATCCCTTGCGGGCCAGAGCGGCGCGAACATCGTGATCGGAAAAGATCGAGCCGTCGTCGCGTTCGGCGGGCGCGTCCAGTTCGATGCAGAAATTCTTGATGGCGGCAGTGCGAAGCTGCTCGGCCACGCGGTTTTTCACATTCCGTGTGGTCTGGCCCACCTTGAGGAGCCCGGCATGCGCTTCATCGGCGATGGAATAGGCGTAAATGCGAGGGCGTGCTTCAGGCCTTGGGGCGAGGATCTCGTCAATTGTGGGCTTATTCATCGTCACTGGCGTTCACCGTCACGTCGCCCAACAGGTCGCTCTCCGAGCCCATGGGGCGGACAATTTTCTCGATGAAGGCAATCTCATCTTCGGACAGCCCATAGTGGGCGTATAGGGCCGCATCTGTCCATGTCCGCGTCCAGTCTTGGACGGGAACGAAAGTGTATACCTTGCGCGTCGTGTCCTGCGAAGGCTTGTGCAACAAGATAAGAAGACGGGTCAAACGGCAAGACAGGTATGTCAGAGCACTTTCGGCCTCTTCTTTCGTGGCAAAAGGACCGATGCACAAGTACGTTTCGGAAGAGATGGTGCCAGGTCCCGCAACAAACGGGGTGCTAATGATGCGATGAGGGTAAGTATCTCTATTCCCTGTTCCAGGCGCAGCACGACCAACAAAAATCTTCCAAGCATCAATCAGTCCAGTGCCTGTCGTGATTGTGTCACGTGGCGTGAAGCCGGTTCCACCGTTCTGGAATACCATCAAATCAGTGTCAGATTGCTTCTTTGTGCGCCCTTTGAATTTGGTCTCAAGCGCGAACGGCTTTCGCGAACTGACAAGCCGCTCAAAGCGCTGAGTCTCAGGCAATGACAAAACCTCGCTTTGTCCAGTCTCCTGCATGATGACCTTACGAAGGATGGAAACGCCTTCGTTAAATCGGATGAATATATCTGCGCCATTTTCAAGAAGCGGTCTGGTTCCTTCAGAGACCGCCCAATCTTTGAAATGAGTGGCAACTTGGCAAGGTCCGCGATTTTCCTTGTCCCAGAGGAAATAACAAACCCCGCCTTTCAAGCCAACGCCGGGAAAAACGTCGGCAGCGCTCAAGTAGTCGTTGATCGATCGCATTCTATCGTCGGACAACATCGACTCGCGAAAATCATCAAGGCCTTTACCGCCTGAAAACCAACGCGAAGGGATAACCATCGTTAGATATCTTGGCTCGAGTTTCTTCGCCTGCTCCACAAAGAGTTGATAGATTGGCGCTGCGCTTGTGCCATGTCCACCGTCGTCAAGTTGGTAGGGCGGGTTTCCGATGATAACGTCAAAATGCACATCGCCTCCAAACAACTCGGCGACCCGAGTCTTAATATCGTCAGTGTGGATGAACGCATACGCGTGGGTTTCAAGGCCCGCGCCACGGTCTAAGGTTTCTTGGCTAGCGCCGCAGTGTTTGCATTTTCCTGCTGACCATGTGTGTTCGGTTCGTTCGAACCAGATGTTACCGTTGTCAGTTTTGAACCCACGCACAACCGAGTGCTCACCATTGGCATGTTTCGAGCAATACAAGCTGCGTCGCGCCAAGAGGCTCGTCAGTTGCGTGATGCCGATGCCAAACACCTGGCGGGTCAGGATGTGATTTACACGGGTTTGCAGATCGGGGATCTCGCTTGCCAGCCCGGCCGTCAGGCGGCTGGTAACCTCCCGCAGAAAAACGCCCGACTTCGTGAAAGGGTCGAGGAACGTTGCTGTCTTATCGGCCCAGATATTCGCGCCGCCATGACCTGCGGCCCATGCTTCGGCCAGCGTGTCCAGCATGCGGTTTGCGAATTCGGGCGGGGTGAACACCTCGTCGTTCGACAGGTTCGCGATGCAGGTCAGCACATCCGGGTTGCGCCCGCGCAGGGTAAAGCTCACTTGGGTGTTCATGCAGCCTCCTGCGGGGTACCGTCATGGGCGGCGGCAAGATCGCGCACCGTCATCGTCGGCCAGGTCTTGATCGGGGTGAAGATCTCGTGCTTGCCCAGATGGGCAAACAGCGACCCCTCGGCGCTGAAGGACGATGACCCTGTCAGCACATCCAGTCGGAAATCACGGCGCTGGAACCTGCCCTTGCCCAGATAGCCCCATTCGGCAAAGGTGATCGGCAAGCCATCCTGCGCCCGCATTGTCAGTGCGTCGCCATGCACGAGGTTCTGCGACAGCACGAAGAACGCGGCACGATACAGATCGTCGGTCTCGTCGATGTTCAGATACTCGGCCAGAATATCCAGCATGTTGGCCCGGCATTCCGCAATATTGTCAGCCAGAAGCTCGATCCCGTAGGTGCACATCAGCCCCAGCAGGGCGTAGTGCCGCTTTTCAAAGTCGTGCTTGCCGAACTTTGTCTCAACAGCGGCCAGTTTCCGTTGAAGAACCCGGATCAGAAAGTTGCCACTGCCACAGGCCGGTTCAAGAAACCGCGAGTCAATCCGGTCGGCCTCGCCTTTGACGAGGTCGAGCATTGCATCAACAAGCCAACCCGGGGTGAATACTTCCCCATGATCGGCAACACGCTTCTTGGACTTGATCAGGCTCATGCGAAATTCATGACAGATTGGTTCCGTGCGGTAAATGCGTTCATGGCGGTGCGGCGACGGCGGCTGCCGCTATTTCCATGAGCAACAAGGGGAATTTGCCTGACGATAGACGATCAGGCGCGCAGAGTCATCCCATCCACGCCGACCTGATGGTCCCGCGCGCAGGCCGGGACGCTACTGCGGTCACACCCTTCGCCTCTTCATTCAGCCGCATCCCCATGCTGATCAGGCCATGCAGGGCCGCGTGGGCATAGACGAAGGTGTCCAGCGCCTCGTTGCGTTCGCC